CAGCAAACTCAGAATAAGTTGATTCTGGCATACCTAATGTTTCTATCAAATGAGAATATGCAGCAACATGCAATGCTTCTCTTGCTGCGAATCCTAATAACATCATTCTAACTTCTGGTTGTGGAAAATGTGGAATGTAGTTTGTAACATAACCACCTGCAACATCAATATCACCTTGTGTAAAGAATCTAAAAATATTTGTTAAAAAATTTCTTTCTGATTCTGATAACTTTTTCTTCCAATCCTTAACATCTTCAACCATTGGAACTTCAGTATGCAACCAATGTGATTGCTCGTGCTTTAACCACTTATCATATGCCCATGGATAATTAAATGGCTTAAAATATTGTCTTTCGTCTCTTAACATTACTTCTCCTCTATACAGACTCGCTTTCGCAAATCGGAAGTTGAAAACCTATGATCTCGTTTATTAAAATATAATTGTATATTTCGTTTTCTACAAAGATCCTTACCTGTGAAATCTTTATCTCTGTATTCCACACCAAGTACTCTAACATCAATTTGATATAAAGATAAAATATCTTCTAGATCATTTTCAGTTGAATAAGTTATTATTTCGTCTACATATTTTACAGCTTGTAGTTGTGCATACCTTTCAACTATAGATTGAATTGGTCTATTTTTTTCCTTTCTATCAATAGTAGGATCTGTTTGTAAACCAACAATCAAATAATCACATACTGATTTTGCATCTCTTAACATTTGAATATGACCTGCATGCAACAGATCAAATGTACTACACGTAAAACCTACTTTCATTATCCCTCACAAGCAAAACATTCATTATCATCAGAATTAGAAGTATTATTTAGAACATTCATTAGTTCGTTATATCCTCCAACATAATCACCTTCTAAATAAATTTGTGGTACAGTTGTTACTGGTCTACCAGTTACATCAGCAGCTGTTTTTCCAAGTTCATTAAGATCAATAAAATCAAAGGTTATACCTCTTGATGTTAACTCTTCTTTTGCTTTTTTACAATAGCTACAAGTTTGTGTTCCATAAATTATAGCTTGTGTTCTTGTTTCTCCAGCTGCAAGTGCTTTCATACTTAGTTCTTTTATTGCTTCTCTTTCAATCTTTTTAGCAACTTTATCTGCTTTGCCAATCTTTTCAGAACGACAATAGTATAAAGTTTTTAAACCAAGTTTCCAAGCCATAAAATGTATAGCATGTAAATATTTTACATTGCAATCCGGCCGAAAGAAAAGGTTAATGGATTGTGCCTGGTCAATGTAATTTTGTCTGTCAGATGCGTGCTCCACAATCCATCTTTGGTCAATCTCCATACTCGTCTTGAAGATGTCCTTTTCCCTGTCATTGAATATATCAAGGTGTTGTACGGATCCGTCGCTTGCGATAATGTTACTCCATACCTTGTTATATTCAGTGTCACTAGTTTTCTCCTTTATAAGTTTGTCCAAATATTTGTTTTTATTTAAAAATGAACCTGAAAGTGTATCTTGTCTATAAGCATTTGCACGATAAGGTTCTACACTAGGAGAAGTATTCCCCATAATAATACTACTAGAAGCATTGGGAGCAACAGCCATAAGGTGAGAAAACCTACGACCAGTACCAGCAGCATCAGGAGCTTCTCCTCTAATGGACCCGAGTTCCAGATTCGCTTCATCTAATCCTCTTCTGATGTGTCTAAAGATTTCCACGTTACGCGACTTTGCAAGTGCGGATTCGAAAGGTAAACCAGCCCTCTGTAAATGGGCATGAAAGCCAAGAGCGCCAACACCAATAGAACGCTCGCTCCTTGCAGAGTGTTTAGCGCGAGGGACAGTGTCAGGAGCTTTATCGATAAAATGCTCAAGTACGTTATCAAGCATCTCAGCAACGTCCCGCAGAAAAAGATTTTCATTTTTCCAATCATCAAAATACTCCAAGTTAAGTGAAGAAAGGCAGCATACAGCAGTTCTATCTTTATCTGTAGGCAATACAATTTCCGAACAAAGGTTCGATTGCTTAATACTTAGTCCTAATTTCTTTTGGAATTCAGGCATTAGTCTATTGCTTGTATCAATAAAATGAATATAGGGTTCGCCTGTCATCATCCTAAGCTCTAACAACCTTTGCCATAGTTCTTTAGCAGAGACTACCTCCTTCACACTTCCGTCGTGTGGATCTTTGAGTTCCCAGCTATCATCAAAATTTTTATCTACCATAGATTGTTCTATGATTTCCATAAATTTATCATTGATATTAACACCATGATGTAAATTTAATGTGCGCATGTTTGGATCACCAGTTGGTCTCCTCATTTCAAGAAACTGTACGATATCAGGGTGTGATATATCCAAATATGCAGCGTATGAGCCTCTTCTAGTTCTTCCTTGTCTATATGCAAGTGATGAAGCATCATACGTTTTAAGATGTGGCATAACACCTACAGACTTATCATCTGAAGATCTTATACCTATTCCAATTCCAACTCCTCCTCCAAGCATTGATAACCAGTTTACCTCTGAGAGAGTATTGACCAACCCTTCTGAGCTATCAGGCAGATAAGGTAAAAAACAAGAGATAGGTAAACCGCGAGCAGACCTACCATAAGATAAAATGGGAGTAGAATAAGACAACCAATGCTTGCTAGAATAATCGTAAAGACGCTGGGCGTGCTCTTCGTTAGAGCCAAAAGCCTTGCTGACATATGCGAACCTTTCTTGTGGTGATTTCTCTTCATCCTTCATATATGATTCTTTAAGTCTTCTTAAACCTAATTCATCAAATAAACTATCTCTTGATAGATCTATATTCATAATATTTACTCGTAATATTTTTTGTACTTAAAAAGTATAATTCTTTGCTGCTCAATTATATCTCTAAGTTTTGTTAAATTTATCGATAGCGTTTCATAGCCTTCATCTGTAAGACCAAACAACACTATATCATTTTGATTTTCCTTCATGTACTTCCATACTTCCTCAACATTACCAGGATGAATTATTATCCAATCTGGTTTTTCAAGTTCAACAGGTGACGGAAATGGTAAATCAAGTTTTTCTCGCTCTACTGCTTTCGTTTGTACTTCTACTTTTTTTACTTCATCTTTACCAAATAGACTAAATGATGCACAACTACTGAGCAGCAAGGATCCTAGCGACAAGAGAAGGACATTCCGAATTCGGTTTATCATTTATTTCTTTATCCGTTAATGGTGCACCAGAAGCCAACTCTAAACATCTTATAGCTTTCATGGAAGCGTTGTTAATAGTTTTCTCTACAGATTTAGTTCTACGAATTGCTAACTTACCTATGTCTCTTACAGTTCCATCAGCTTTTCTTTTGTTAAACTTATTTTGTAAAGAAGTTAAATCTTTCTTTTGATTTTTTACTACATCAGCTAATTCTTTATTAGCTTGTTGAATACTTTGCACATCTTCTTTGATTTGACGAATCAATAGCTGCTGATCCAGCACAGCTTTTTCATACTTTTCATTATTGTTTTTTGATATAGCTAGCTGCTCTCTCATGCTAGTCACATACCAGCCAGCTGCTAGTAAACTACCAATAATTAACAACACTAATACTAATTTTATAATTGTACTTATACCAAACATAATTTATTTATTTTTTACAAACTTTTCGATTAGAGGAAATACTTTAAAAATTTCACATGCACATTCTTTAGCAATTTTCATATGCTCTTTTTGAGTGCCGTTAGCAGATCTAAGTTGAATATAATGTATCCAACTTCTTAGATTACCATTCATATATAGTTTAGAAACGGTGAGTCCTTCTGGTAAAAAACATCTTGCTTGTTCTTTTGCTATTCCATCACTAACAGCTTCTTTGTAAAAAGCTATTGCTTTATTAACTAATATTTTTTGTTTTTCATGAAAAGATATTTGTTTCATTAGATTTTCAGATGATTTTTCTAACTCAATACTATTTTGTCTATTGTTAGGATCTTGTAATCTTAAATCTCTATTAACAAAATTAGTTTCTAAATTCTCAGTTGGATCGGCATATCTTTGACTAAACTCTTGAAAAGAAAATGATCTATGTCTGAGTATCTGTCTTGCAATATCTCTAGTAGTAACAATTTCCAAACAAACATTAACCATTTCTAAAGGTGACCAATGTTCATTGTCTATAAGATATGTAATTAACTTTTCAGATGTTTCATTATTTAACTGATTATCAGGATTAGAAACTCTTGCGCAATATGCTACTAATTCTTGTATGTTATCTATTCCATCAATTTCTGATTTAGTATAACTAATCAATTTTACATTCATATTCTTTTCCAACCCATAAATTTCATTTTTGCTTCGAGACCACAAAAAATATTTTCTCTTACTATTTTTTGTACATTGATATTATAGTTTACCATATCATTTATATCTTTTTCAACAATATTTTGAGGCCATATACAAACTTTATATTGATTATCAATAGCCTTTTCAATTTGATCACAAACTTGCTTGTTACGAGGTTGATTGTCATATATTATAACTATATCATTGAAATCAGACTTTGTAATTTTTTTAAGTGATGTGCCCGCGATTGCAATTGAATTCTGCAGGAATAAACTATCTATTGAACCTTCTACTACATACACAGTTGAATGTTTATCAATCGATTCTAAGCCGTATATGAGCGGTTTATCATCTATAATTTTAACTGTAATATATCTAAGCGCTTCTCCTCTGATACCTCTACATGTGAGCCCAGTTAGCTGTTTATCAAAGTCATAAAAAGGAAAAACTATTCTTGGTTCTTTGGTCTTTATACTTGCTGCATAATCTTCATTAAAGTGACTAATCTTTGATATGTTATCAATGTAATAAATTTGATTGTATTTGTTATCAGGAATGTTTCTACTTTTAACAAATTTAATTGCTTCATGGTTACTATCCAAACTACTTAATCTAATTAAAACTTCATCTATCTTTTTTTCTGATTTTGTTTTAAACTTAGGTTGTTCAAACTTAAATGTTGGCTTATTGTTTGAAAAATGTTTGTCTGAATAATTTTCTAAATTATATTCATTATATAAATTTTGATCTATGTCTTTGAGAAAAGTACTAAATGCCATTGCAGCATCACAGTTAAAACACTTATAAAATAATTTACTTTTGTTCGCAAAGAAATATCCTCTTGCTTTGCTCTTTTTCTTTTTTGAATCACCACAGATAATACATCTACAATTGTAAGTATTATCTTTTTTCTTTTTAAAGAGAGGAAGTCTGTTACTAATTAAGTTTAAATATTTTTGATCAACGTATAATGACATTGCATCATCATACTATATTATATAATGCTTTCCAACTTGACGTGAGCCAGAATGTATCCCACAACTAAAGCACCACCCATAATCATCCATCTCCATCTTTCGATATGAGCAATCTTCTCATGTAATGCTTTATTTTGAGCACTTGATTCTTTATTATGTTCTTCTAATTTTTTTAAAATTTTATCATTCTTCAATTCAAAATCATGACGTAAATCATCTCTAAGTTCG